TTTTCATATGTTATAATTGGTTCAGGTGTGGAATAATAGTTTTCACCTATTTCTCTCAATTGTAATGGACTGGGATTTATATGTAATCCTATTTTTGAATTATCATCAAAGAGAACTGTAACTGTAGTACATGTATCAATTGTACCTCCATAACAAATTTCTCCTTCAGGTTCTACAAATGCGATTGAATCTTCAACTAAGATTCGACTCTTCCCTTGTAAATAGGGTTCAGGTGTCATGTATCGGAGACAAGTATCTGATTCTTTACATATATTCCAATCTGCTCTATTCCCTGCCCTTTCAATAGCACAATAATTGCCACATGTAGATAAATTACAAAAACCTTTTGTTGATTTAGTCGCCATACATTCCCTACATTTTGCTTGTATCATTATCGGCGTTGTACCGTTTCTAAAGCCAAGCCTTGTGCCAAGACCACCTCGCTGCTTGCGCGTTTTTCTTAATTTCCTAGACCTCCTTGTTCTCCGAGCCATCCTACTAAATGTAAGGATTATATGCCCAGTGGAGAAGAGCCTGTCTTTGCTTCGGTCTACAGGATAGATCATGTGGATCACAGTTGGCTTTTATAGCGCCCGCATGTCGTGTAAATGATCGCCATCTTTTAATTTGAACCTCATCGAGCTCGGGGAGTCGTCTTCCCATCCAATACCGACAATACCACTGAAACCAGCCTCGTATATCAGGATTCTTATCCGGGTCGCTCAAGATAGGATCTTTTTTTGAAATATGCTTACCAGCTTGCTCACGCGGCGGTACCCAGCCCGACTTTTGCCACGATGAAAGAGGAAGTCGCGAGTGTTCCCCAAAGGCGTTCAAGCTTACGTCTGCGCCTTGCGGGCTCAACTTTCCTAAGGCAATCGCTTTGAGAAACCATTCTGCTGGGAATTCCTCAATACAGTCGTTAAGATACTTGCCCTCGAAGGCACCTGCGCAAAGGATTTCATCCGGATCCGCATAAGGCTTAAATGCCATATCTTGCCCGGGATTTGCATGTAATACATAGGAGTAGTTTTTCGTCATTTTATCTGAGACATGGATAACGTCTCCAAGTTTAAAAGAAGAGAGCGGTCGCCCTTTTTCTTTTACTTCTTTTAGCATTTCTAAGACACGCAGATGCATGATACCCTATTCTAGGTAGACAATCTCTAAAAGAAACGTAAAATCGCGACCATTAAAATTCAAGATTCTGTCAAATTCATCTCGTAATGAAAGTGTTAGTGTTGTTAGACGAGCGATCGGTGCTGGACTTGCCTGAAAAAACGGCTCAAATGATTCTTGTGTAAATGTTTTATACGGGCTTGTCTGATCCATGTAAATAATTGAATAAGGTGACTTCTTGCCTACTGAACGTTCAATTGTTGCTATATCTTGATTGTTTTCTTGATTTATGTACAAATACATTCGGTTTGTAAGAAAATTTGCGTCAGCTGCAAATGGCGATACGATCGTTCCTGAAAGATCAGCAAAAGGATTATTATTGTAATCAGCTGCAGCAAATCCCAACATTTTTGCAGGAGAGTTCATCATATTAAGAGAGTTATTGTCATATAAGTCAACGTAGTCACCCGAACCGAATAAAAGAGAAAAATTTTTATTTGATGTAGTTCGCGTCATTGTAATACAATCTGTAAGAGAACTTATTGAAAATGTATATTTATTGGTTGTAGTTCCTGAAATATCGTTAAAACGTGCCGCCAGTTCACTTACCATTTGCGCTGTTGTGTAGCATCCTGGCGTTAACGTTATTGTATATCGTGTTGTAGTTTCTAAGAATGTAAACTTATTCCAGCCACTGTCAATATTAAAGAATCGCGTCGGTACTGTGCCACCCACAATTTGTATCGAAAGAACATCCTTGAGAGGACGAAAGAGTTTCCAGCGAAAATCCGTCGCTGTCGGGTAAGAGCGAATATTGCGATCACGACTATTGACTTCTAAGAGTACAGTTCTGCGAATTCGTCCCTTTGCGATTGAAGGTAGTAATATGTTCTGACCCGATGCCCGTTGATTTTCAAAGGTCGGAACTGAGGTAGGCGCATTCATTTCTAGAGAGGACAAGGAGGATTATTTGGACTCCCGACATCCGTAAAATTGATGCGGGAAAAGGCTTAAGCCTTTTTTTCTATAGATTAATTATCCGATCGCACTGGAGCATCTTTCTAAGATCGTTACGCTGTATGCTAGTCGCCTGGGCTCGTTTTCCGTCTTCTCATCTGGTCGTGTTCATAGTAAATGGAATCACTGGACCAAACAGTTGCCAACTGTGAAACCGTTTTACGCCGTGAAGTGTAACCCGAATCGTGATCTTCTACAGACCATGGCGAAACTTGGTGCTGGTTTTGACTGCGCTAGTGAACGGGAACTCATGGAAGTTGGAAAGGCATCGACAGAAGGTGGAAAACTCTTTGATTTTCAGAAGAAGGTCATCTACGCGAATCCTTGTAAATCTATTCGTGATGTGACCTGTGCTCATAACTTTGGAGCGCCTCCAACCGTTGTAGATTCATATGAGGAGATTGATAAGCTCAAGCGTTTAGGTTGGAAGGGCGGCGCGCTCATACGCATTCGTGTAGAAGATTCTGGTAGCTTGATGCCATTCTCTAACAAGTTCGGCGTTGATCCAAAGGAAGTTAAGGACCTCGCAGTCTTCGCACATGGAGAGGGATTTTCCATCCAAGGGATCTCATTCCATGTTGGCTCAGGATGTAAAGATCCTCAGCAATACAAACATGCAGTTAAGAGCAGCATTGACTTTGTTCATACTCTTAGGGAGATTGGTCACGATGCTACCACTGTAGATATTGGCGGCGGCTTTATGGGCGACGAGGAGTCGTTCGAGAAGAACTGTAGAGCCATTCGCGAGGGTATCTATACATCAAAGCACAAGGGGCTGAACTTCATTGCGGAACCTGGGCGTTTCTTTGCATCGGATGCTGTTGATCTCTTTGTACAAGTTATCGGTAAGAAGCCTGGCTTCTCTGGAAAGTCCGACGAATATCGCTACACAATTGATGAGAGTTTGTACGGGCAATTCTCCTGTATTCCCTTTGACCAGCAGCAGCCGAAATGGATACGCGTTCCTAAGCTTGAAGACGTCAATGACAAGAAGGCACGCAAGACAGTTAAGGGAACTCTCTTCGGTAGAACATGCGACAGTCTTGACATGATTGCGTCTTCAGAACAGATGGAGGAGCTTCATGTAGGAGATTGGCTCTGGTTTCCGCACATGGGTGCATATACATCTGTAACTGCTTCCGAATTCAACGGATTTCCGTCTCCGCCTCAATATGGATCTGCAACAGTTCCTGTATTTCTACCCACTGTGGCAGATGTTCTGAGCTCAGCGCATACTCGGTTTCCTCAGGCTGTAAAATACGTAAAGCCTGTGAGCCTTTCGTAAATAAAAAATGAAAAAATTGATTTTTTGTGTGTGTAGTTTTCTATACACACACAATGGATATCTCAGCGTACGTACTTTCAAATGACGAAACGTCATCAAAGGGAGGAATTCTCCTGAAGGGTCTTAATCGAACAACAAGACAGTCTGTTCATATTATCATGCTCGTTGATACGAGCGGAAGTATGGAAGATAATGGCAAGCTCGAGTCTGTAAAGAAGTCGCTTCGTTTCATGCTGTCGCTTCTCTCTTCTGAAGATCGGCTTTCACTGATTACATTTGATAATGATGCTACTCTAATCCTCGATAAGGTTGTCCCTGATGCGGCGAATTTGGACGCGACCTTGTATAAGATTGATATGCTACACACGAATGGCAGCACAAATATGAGCGCGGGTCTTCTCGAGGCGCGGTCAGTAATCGAGTCAGTTGACTCAGGGCGAAAACAGGGGATTATTCTTCTCACCGACGGGCATGCGAATCTCGGCTCTATGACACCTGATGCTATTGTAAGCATCATTCAGCGCATTTTAAATGATAACCGCGATGTCTCGATCAGCACGACCGGTTATGGATCCGATCATAATGCGGATCTTCTCATGCAGGTTGCGCGAGAGGGTGGCGGTGCTTACAATGTAGTCTCAAATCTGGAGGACGTTGCTAGCACATTCGGTGATATTCTGGGCGGTCTAGTTAGTGTCTCTGCTCAGCGTGTACAGGTCAAGTTTCCTGCCGTTTATAGTGTAAAGACTTCGTATCCGACGCAGGTAAATGGTCTTGGTCTTACAGTTGTCAACGTCGGCGATGTATATGCCGAGACCGAAATTACAATTCTCTTTGATGTGGCAGGCTCAGCTGAAGCAGTACAGGTTCTTGGAACAAATATGATGACACTCAATTCAATTGATACTGCGCTAGTTCCTCAGATGGTTTCTCTTGAAGCGTATCCCCTGGCATTCACTATAGGTGAACTCAAGGTGGATGTTAGCAATATGCTCAAGGCAGTTCGCTCTCTGACAGTGACTATAGGAATGATTGATGCTCTTCGGGATAAGATTGTAGATCTTGTTCATCCGATTGTTCCATTCCTCCTCGCAGATCTTGATCAGGCGAAAATCATTGTGCGTCGTGGTCGTATGTCCCAGGAGGATGCGGTAGATCTTACACAGCATTCAGCCTACATTGGTACCTCTCGTGGCATGCGGTCAATGACATCTCCTCAAAGACAGGCGCGATTCTCAAATGAGATTGAAAATGATCCTGTTGCTCCTCGTCAAATGCTTTCACCGATGGCAAATACTGCTCAGAGGAGTATGACAGGCGCCATGCGCTCGTTGACTGGAGGCGGTGCGCAGTAGGTCTAAGGATAAAAAACAACGTAAATAAAGAATGACAAAGATTTCGCTTGCTGACGGCACAGGTTTTGTAGAATGTATGGAGGTCTTTGGCTCAGATTTGACGGTCGTCAATGCGGCACGCGTGTCGTTTGCAAATGAATCAAAAGAGCTTACAGAGCGTGATAAGAAACTTATTGTATATCTGGCGAAGCATGGGCACATTAGCCCCTTTTTTCACCCGCAAATCAGATTGCGTCTCAAGATGCCTATTTTTGTGGCACGCGAGTGGTTTAGGCACACGATCGGCTTTGCGCGCAATGAAGTGTCTCGGCGTTATGTAGACTTTGAGCCTGAACTCTTTGCGGCTTCAGAGTGGAGAGAACGCGACACAAATAAGAAGCAGGGATCCAAGGTGGATGCTGTCGAATGTAACTCTGAGATTGCGCAGCTTGTCGGCGACTGGAATAAAGGTGCGATAGATTTGTATAAGACATTACTGGAAAAAAAGGTAGCACCTGAACTGGCTCGCACCATTCTTCCGCAGAATATGTATACTGAGTTCATTGAGACAGCGTCGCTCTCGGCATATGCTCGTCTCTGTAATCTTCGTCTGGATCCACAAGCCCAGGCGGAGATTCGTGAGTATGCGACTCTGGTATCGCGGCTGCTTGAGGAGCAGTTTCCTGTATCATGGCAAGCTCTCACGACGCCGCAGAACAGTTAAGCCATTATTATTTACAAGGCGAATATCAACAAACCATTGAGGATTATTTGCAAGAAATTCTTCAATTGCAGGCTGTAATCCCTTTGTAATTTCTTCACGAGGAAATCCACTTGACTTCACTTGCTCATCAATATTGTAGTATGCAGACTCTCTGACAGATTCGCCTTGAATAGCGTCTACCGTCGTATCATGTAAAATCATGTACTTTGTAACATATGACTCCCAGTATGCAAGTTCTCGTTTTAGTTGTCCATACACATGCCACGTGTCAATAAAAAGAAGATCCGTCTTTTCTCTTTCTACTTTCAGATCACTTTCTTCTATAAAATTTGCATTTACTCCTTCTTTATGGCACAGTGCAATAAATGAATCCATTTGAGATGATTTATAGGGATCCACTAAAATATATTTGTTTTCAGGAGTTCCTGTTAGAGCTGCTGCAAATGCATATGAGCTTGTTATATTGCGAACACCGCATTCTGTTATATGCTTACAGTGTTTTCCATATGCAAGTAAAATAGGAAGGTGTTCATTTATATCGGACGGTATATGATATTTCTTATCATAGACTTCTAGAAGAGACATTTAATTAATAACATTCCTCATATTTCTTTTAAATAGCTCTACTCTGTTTATGTAAATACTATCTAGATTAACGCTCAGAATCACTGTCTGGAAATTCTGCAATACGATCGTTTTCTTTGTCGAGGCGACCACAGTATTTTCCTACACCCCCATCTGGCATCACTTGGTAGAGTTTATCCTTGTCTGAATTTAAATAGTACTTACGACCATTGTGCTCTATCTTGCGTACAGTGATGGTAATACAATTGAGACCTTGTAGTGGAGGCTCAACTGATTCTATGGCAAGCGGCTTAACTGTTTCTTGTGTTTGTGCTAGCACTTTTTTGGGTTGGCGCTTTGCTTTGACTACTGGTGTTATTGGTGCTATTACCGGCGCTATTACGGGTGCTATTACGGGTGCTGGTACCGCCACTTTAAATGTTCTCTTCTTTTCTACTGTAAGTCCCGTGATCGCTGCAACAACTGCGGCTCTCGCCTCATCCTGTGCTTTTTTCGCCTTCGCCATGTCTTCACTACTAGGATTTCCATAGACAGTCCGTTTTAGATTGTACCATATAGATTCATAAATATGACTTCCAGGAGGCAATTGTTCTGAGACGGTTCCATGTTCTTCTAAGTTTTTACTTCCTTCACATTTTTTGCAAAGTTTGCCTTCTGTTGTCTTTGTACATCTCATTTCTGTGTAAAAGAAGTGTAATCTATCACCAAATTTGAGACGCTCGTTTGTTCTTCTTCCTAAACACTGCTGTGCCATTTCTGTTTCATTGCCATAATCCTAAGTCGACAGCCAAGCCAATTTTTCAAGCGCTACTGTAGAATGGATATGTTTGTAGATACTCCTAGTCTTCCGGCTGTATCAAAGAAAAATGTTATATTTTATAGTCTCTTTACTATCATCTGGTGGGTTTCCATCTGGGGACTCTCTGAAACATTAATGACTTACATGGTAAAAAATTCCCTCGTTCATCGTGCGGCTATTTATTCTGGTCTACTTCTGCTTGTCTTTCTTACAATGCTTGTCGATCCAAACTTAATTGAATATCTGTAAAAAATGTTTTTTTTGTGTTTATATTTTTACTTTAATTTACTTTATTTAGAATCCACCGCGCAGGCGGAGCACCAGATGGAGTGTCGACTCCTTCTGAATGTTGTAGTCAGCAAGTGTCTTACCATCCTCAAGCTGCTTGCCCGCGAAGATCAAGCGCTGCTGATCAGGCGGAATGCCCTCCTTGTCCTGAATCTTCTGCTTGACATTCTCGATGCTGTCGCTCGGCTCAACATCTACCGTGATCGTCTTACCCGTGAGGGTCTTGACGAAAATCTGCATGCCGCCGCCACGGAGACGCAACACCAGATGGAGTGTAGACTCCTTCTGAATATTGTAGTCCGCAAGGGTCTTACCATCCTCGAGCTGCTTGCCCGCGAAGATCAGACGCTGCTGATCAGGCGGGATGCCCTCCTTGTCCTGAACCTTCTGCTTAACATTCTCAATGCTGTCGCTCGGCTCAACATCCAGCGTGATCGTCTTACCCGTAAGAGTCTTGATGAAAATCTGCATTTTGTATATAGTAGTTTGGTATACTGGAAAGTTAAGCGGCGGCGCCGTTCAATTTTTTGAAATTTTTTCAATTTCCTATTCTATCTGTTTTGGCTGAATCTCAGTAAAAACAGATAAGTTTGTAATAGGTGTATCTAAACACCACCGCGAAGTCTTAAAACCAAGTGGAGTGTCGACTCCTTCTGGATATTGTAGTCAGCAAGTGTCTTACCATCCTCCAGCTGCTTGCCTGCAAAAATGAGGCGCTGCTGGTCAGGCGGGATACCCTCCTTGTCCTGGATCTTCTGCTTGATATTCTCAATCGAGTCTGACGGCTCAACGTCGAGCGTAATCGTCTTGCCTGTTAGGGTCTTCACAAAGATCTGCATTCTATATTCCAGCCGGACATTTCTTTTATCTTGAAAAGTACGGGTTTTCAATTTTTCCGCGTTTTGCGTCGTTTATGATGTCTAAGCGTGAGAAAGGCTGGGTTTGGATTTTTAATGCGCAATTGACTCGGATGTACATTATTTAGTGAATGTACAAACTTTCCTGCATTTCTCACTTTTTTCGATGCCCAAAACGAATTCGGTCGCCGTGAAGAACGAAAAACACTTTTTACACTGTTCTTTATAGTCTTTGAAACCTTTGATCCCATTCTATTATATTGAGTTTTTATAAAAGTCTAGCGCTCGGATCTGTCACGCCAGGGCTCCACTTAGGCATCCAAAAATACGGAACATTTGTCCTCTCATACTTTTTTCCATACCACATGTAATAGATGTTTCTGTAAAAATATTGCTCCTTCGTCTGCGGTTGTGGCGCCTGCCATTCTAGTGCCGCTCTCTCTTTCCAATTCTCGGGCACAAGATCTTTAACGCGCTCCTGTATCTCTTCGAACCACGATTTCTCTGTACTTGAGACACCGTCACTAAATGCCTCCTTCTTTCGCCACAGAACTGATGGCGGCAATGTGACGCCATCGTCAAAAGCGCGGCGTAAGATCCACTTCTCACATCTTTGCTTTGTCGGTCGGCGCCACTCCGTCGCAATGGATCGCGCGACAGCCACGAACTGCCGATCCAAAAATGGTGTTCTCGGCTCTAAGCCATGACTGCTAATGCTGCGGTCCGATCGCAACACATCAAACATATGTATATCCTTCAAGAGTCGTTCCGATTCTTCCTCAAACTCTCTATCTGTCGGTGCTCTGAAAAAATAGAGATAGGATCCAAAGATTTCATCCGATCCGTCGCCATTAAAGACGACTTTGCACTCCGTTTGTTTCTTGATTTCTCTCGACACTAACCAATTGCCAACACTGGCTCTGACGGTTGTCGTGTCATACGACTCAATATCTTGTATGACCTTAGGTATTGCGTTGAAAAAATCGTCCGGTGTAAGAAGAACCTCTGTGTGATCCGACCCTATCCACTTTGCAACTTCTCTAGCAAACTTCATATCTGTCGATCCAGGCATTCCAATACAGAATGTCTTGAGTGGTGGCTTTCCAAGTTCTCTCAAGTGTCTTGCGACCAGAGACGCAATTAAACTACTATCTACACCACCCGATAAAAGCGCAGCGACCGGTCTCTCTGTCATTAGGCGCTTCTTGACAGCTTCCTCTAATGAGAAGCGGAGCGCTGCGCACGCCATGTCTAGACCACTCGGATGCGCTGGTGTAAATATAGGGTTTTTTAACCATCCTATCGAATGATACTGTTCAATATATAAGCGTGTAGCATCTTTTAGACTGTAAACATGATACGTTCCAGGTAAAATGGGAGATACTGTAGTACAATAAGGATAAAGAGCCTTCATTTCACTAGCAAAGATGCGCGTGTAAATATTTCCCGATAAATCATTCACAACTCCCATATATAATGGTCTAACGCCGTACGGGTCACGCCCCACAATAACACGATCGCGTTTCTCGTCAACAATCGCTAAGGCAAAGACACCATCAAACGATCGGAAAAATGACTTCAGATTATCGGTGTACTTGTTGTAAAGATGTCCAATCACTTCACAGTCGCTTCCTGATACGGTAATGATTTCATGCTCTTCCTTAAGAGCTTCAGAGTTGTAGATTTCACCATTACACATCCAGTGAACACCATACGACGACCAAGGTTGCATACCTAGCGGATTTAGTCCATTGATTGCGAGTCGTGTAAATCCCATGTGCGCCAAACCATTAATATCCAAGAGCCGTGTACCTTCCGGACCACGAGCCGTTAGTTCATCAAGACCCTTTTCTGGTGTAAACAATTCTAGACGGTTGCCTATGAGCATCCAGATTCCACACATTCTTTCTTAGAAAAAATATAAGGAAAAGACAGAATGGACGCAAGTGAAATCATTAAGAAGCTTCAATCACAGGCTCAGTATAGATTTTTTAAAGAGAAACTTGTTGTAACGGCACCCACTGTAAATATTAGCACATGCGGTGCCATTATAGCAGCATCAACTGGTGTAACACTGAACTTTCCCAATTACGCAGAGAAACAACTTCTCTTTCAAGGCAAACTCTATTGTAGCTCATGTACAAATTCATGCAATTGCTAGAACTACAGGGGGACGATTCATTACACGGTACTGCGGAAATTTATTCATTGTGAGAAAGCTATGAGCCTTTCCCTCAAAGAAACTAGTTCGCATCGGAATATCCTTCCTTTGTTCAGCTGATAGAAGAATAGCGTTGAGATACTCCTTCTGTAGATCATTCTTAAACGACAATCCCGTCTCCTTCAAACGAAATGAAATCCAGAGAGTATTGTCAAGTGGAAAGGTCTCAAAGATACCAATCTCATTTTCTAGAATACGACGCTCAAACTTAAGAGTAGCAAAACCCTGTTGGAGAATAGACTGTAGAGGAGTAGACATTTCTGTTATACGGCTATAAGTTTGCTATTTATTTCAATTTTATTAAAGTTCGTAGCGTATGATATAAAATTAATGACCATGTTTAAGAAGAATGAATCTAAATCTAGACGGATCTCTTTATGAACTCGTATCACGAGGAAATAAAGATGTATATTTTCAAGAAGACTCTGCTGATGCGCAAAGCCTTTTTGACAACCGCTATGGACCTACGGCGCCTGTTATTCATGAGCTCAGACGATTGCCACCTCTCAACTCGGTAGACTTCGGGCGTTCCTCTGAGTTTCAATTGGAGGTCGCCGGCGATTTTATTGTATCTCCTACGCTCGTCGTTGATCTGCCGTCATGGCTGCCGCCAAACTACGTTGGACTCAATGCAAAAGGCGTCATTCAAGATAATGATGGCGTATCCTATGGATATACGAGCGGAATCGGATACTTCTTGTTCGAGAAAATTCAGATTCTCCAAGACAATATTTTGCTACAGGAATTCAGCGGCGATTCACTCTGGATTCAGAGTCGGTCTCGTGGCTCTCTGAACTCAGCATTCCTCGAGAATACACTTACAGGAATACATGACGGGTCTGCGCTGTCAATCGGTCGCAATGCTACACCTTGTAAATTGCGGCTGCCTTTACCCCTCATCGGATGCCAGGGTTTAGAAGAAGGCGGATTTCCTTCACTCTGTTTACCGAACCAACAGTACAAAGTTCGCGTATATTTGCGGAAACTGGAGGATCTTGTTGAGGCGAGTGACGGGCGAGAAAAGCCGGCTCCTTGGGGCTCTAGCTTACGCTTACAGAGTCAAAGAGGCGGCGACTTCACTACATTTGACACACTCGACCGACTGAAGATTGGCGCACCTACTATTTATCTTGAAACGAGACATATCTATACAAACGAGGATACACGCCTTGGGCTCCGCTCATCATCCCTCGACATTCCTTTCGAACGCATATACGAGAATATATTTGCGCAGGGTCCTTTGGATTATGCAGCCGCTACGCCTTTTCTCACACGTGTTCTCGATGCTACGCATCCTTGTTCCCGCATCATACTTGCGTTTCGATCATGGGCAGACATGAGGGCAAATCGGCTCTGGAAATTACAATCGGATTCTGCCACAGGCGAGTATTATTCTGGAATGAAATTGCTTATTGCTGGACGGGATCGTTCGCAATTCTGGGACTCACTCATCTGGAATAGCATTAATAATCATGCAAAAGAAGAACGCGACTCAGGTATGCGTCTTGCAACTATTAATTTCGGCTTCGGTGAAAAAAAAGGAGTGAGGGCACCTTCTTATAATCGGCAACCTGATGGCACCATTAACTTTTCTACGGCTGATAAACCTACGCTTTTCATGCAGCTGACAGATATTGTAAATGGAACAAAACGCTCTGAGCTTCGCGTCATTGTAGAGACATGGGCTGTATTCTCTGTTTCAGATGGACGAGGTGGTCTGAAGTTTGGGAACTAACCCCCACGTACAGTTGAAACAATAAGAACTCGCCCATATTTTGCAAGTTCCCTAATGGGACGATTCCAATGGCACTGTGAAATACTTGATGTGTTATTACCATCGGGGTCAGTTCCAATAATCCGAAGATAACACAGAAAGTCTTCTGGATTTTCCGTATTATTCATTTGCTTGAGAGTTGATGATACCGCTTCGAGAAACGGAGTTTCGCCATCAAATTCTCTTGTGTAATTAAATCCAATCTGCAGTGTGATCGTCATTTTGATTACCTACTATTTGTCAAAAAAATGTTTCAATTTTTTTCTATCGCAAAAGTAGATGTTAAATATAAGTAATATTGATACTTCTGATAAAGATAATTTTAGATTCATCTTTAAAGAAGGTTATCCTTATAATACAATACAATCTCTTATGGGAGCTTGTTCTAAATACGGAGATTCATCGCGCATAAGAAAAGATCCTCTCACAAACCAGTATTGGACAAATACTTATAGAATGCCTATGAAAAACAAAGGACATAATGAAATATTTGGCTCAGCATATGGAAGTTTTGCATCGTATGAACAAGATCCTACGCAACTTATTTTATTTAGTGATATTTTATCTAAAAATATGCCCCGTGTAGAAGAATTGGCGTCTAAATTACTTGCAAATCGAGATCCAGCTGAAATACAAAAAATTCAAGAGCACTATAGGCGAAACCAGAAGTGTATGTTAATAAGATTAGAAACAGATATTCCTGTAGAGTATGATTTAACTGAACATGAACTGTTCAAGGTATATTATGCACTTACAACAATCTATTTTAATGGCAGAACTCTAGACGATTATATCGACAAAGCAGTAGAAGTACAAGAGTTTATTTCAAATAATTGGAAAAAAGTGTTTACAGAACTTGATCCTGAAGATTCACATACTTATTTAGATGAGTTATCTGGAAATAAATTTTTTATAAACTGTAATAATAAATCACTCCAATCTGGAAAATATGGTAAACTTACAGTTGTATCTTTTGAAACTACTAAACTTTATAGTTTATTTGATGGGGGATTTTTTAGTGAAACTTATCATCTAAAACCAAATAACTCAAGTCCAAACGCTGTTAGTCAGGGTATGGAAGTACCTTTTATGGATACAGGTATAAGTTTAAGAGGACTTGTTTCTCTTTTACAATATAATAAATCAACTTTTCTAACTACTATGGGACATGAGATGGGACATGATATATCAAAATCTGGATTTGGTACAATTAGAGATATTAGTGAATTATGGTTTGGTGATGCTGCAACCTCACGTATTATAGCTGCTTTAAATATAGATGAATTTAAAAAGGCATATCATATAACACGTGATAAATATTCTGCTAAAAATATATCTGGTAAAATAAAAAAAATAAATCCTAATAATCATAGATTTCCTTGGTCGCAGCAAGTCTTTGCTGAATCGGCTGCAGATTTAATGGGTGTAATGCTTTTAAAAATTTATGTAGATGAGATATCTGATCCATATGAAAAAATAGATGCTATTATTTTTTCTATGCTTTGGTCTTGTAATTATAACGGAGTTATTGCCGTTCATCCTCC